AGCCGGGCACCGATCAGCCGGGCACCGATCAGCCGGGCACCGATCAGCCGGGCACCGATCAGCCGGGCACCGATCAGCCGGGCACCGATCAGCCGGGCACCGATCAGCCGGGCACCGATCAGCCGGGCAAGGGGAACAACGGTCACGGGAATGATGAGGACGGTAACGACTCGTCCAATCCCGGCCATTCGAACAACGGCGACGGCACCGACGACGACGGTGCGCCCGGCAAAGGGAAAGACAAGCCCGGCAAAGGGAAAGACAAGCCCGGCAAAGGGAAAGACAAGCCGGGCAAAGGCCGCAACTGAAATCACACAACGGAGAAGGCAATTGAAACACACTATCGCCCAAGATTTCTACCTCGATCTGTTCACCCATTTCGTCGAAATCCGGGACTATAAGGCGCCGCACGCGATGCGCCCCACGCCGCCGCGGCCGAAGAATAGCCGGGCAACCCGCGCCAAGCGGCTGTTCAAGGGGTGGCGGCCGTGACCGGACTCCTGTTCTTCATCGCGGGCCTTGGTTCTGGTGCTGCGACCGTCATCCTTCTGGCCGCCGTGCTTGGTGGCGGCCAGAAGGAAATGGACTGCTGCCAGGATGGGGTGTGACAAATGACACCAGGATCGACCGATCCGGAACGCTACGGCCAGACGCGGGTTGCAAAGATCCGCGCCGCCTACAACGATCTTCGGGTCGCCATTCGCTCTGGCGACATGGCCGCCGCAGAGAAAGCCTTGGATCGCTACGAGTCGTGGGCGGATTACGTTTTCGATACCCGGCACAATGAGCCAGTGGGGACGGCCAAGGTGAAGTCGCTCACCTTGTATTTTGTCGGACTCGGCACGCGCATCAAGGATGGTTTCTGCGTTCCGCATGTTGATGGCACCTTCCCGATCCGCCCCGATCTATTGAAACACGAGCGAATGCCCCCCGAAAGGCGGTAGGTGCCTGATCAGAATTCTAGACAGCGTTGTCGTTGAATTGCTCGAGTCTGATTATGGGAGAATGATATGAGAAAACCTAGGCTCACAATTAGCGGCGGAATTCCCACGCCTCTTAAAAAGGTAAATGGATATCTGTCCCGCAACGGACAAGTATTCGATGACCCGGCCGAAGCCGCATTCGACTCCTTGTTCAACCGCGCAGACGCTTTCCTGTCACCGAACACTCCTGAATTCACGGCTGACCAAGTGCGGTGGCTGCTCAGTCGCGCCGAATGGGTTGGCCCGATGTTGGTCAAGCTGTCTGAAATCAGAGCGGCCGAACTCATGAACGAAAGCCGCGAGGAGAAGCCGTCATGGTCGCCAAATCCTGTGTGATCTGCGGGACGACGTTCGATGCCAAGCGGGTGGCGAAGGTGTGTTCGGAGGAATGTCGGAAGTCGAAAGAAAAGGCGCTTAGAGCTAAATATCGCGTTGAGAATCCGGATAGGGAGAAGGCGAAATACGCCAGGTATCGGGCTAAGTATCCAGATGTTGTGAAGGCGCGAAAGGTAAGGTGGTGTTCCGAAAATCCGGAGAAGGTGAAGGCGCAACGCGCGAGGGCATACGCTAAGGATCCAGAGAAGGCGAAGGCGCAAGTCACGAAGAACTGGCGCAAGCGCCGCGCCGCAGAACTGAACGGCAAAACCTTCATCGCCATGAACGAAATCATGCGGGCCTACAACATCGAAAAGGGAAAAAGTGATGACTGAGAAATTCACCATTGAAGCGGCGGAAGCCCTTACCAATGACGAACTGATCGCGGAATTCCAGATCGGGTTCCTGGACATGGGAGCTAATCTTCGCAAGGCGTGCATCTGCCTGACCATTCTTGAGAGGCGCGGCGCCGTCTTCCCGTTGCAAAAGAACCTGCCGACCCCGTTCCGCTTCGCCCCTGAGATCGCCGCAGACCTCCTTGACCCGGAAGCCGCCTTGCTTTTGGCCGGATCACCTGACGCCATTCGCGCCGTCATGAAGCTACCCCTCGACCAGCAACGGGCGGTTGCCAACGAAAAGCCGATCAAGATCGCCATCAAGAAGGATGGGCGGATCATTTCGGCGGAACGCACGATCTACGAAATGTCGGTCATGCAGATGCGGATCGCCTTTGGGGAAAACGGGATCGTTCCCTGGGAACAACAGGGCGAATTCCTACACAAGTCAGGGGCACCGAATGAAGGGGCGCCGACCGTCCGCGTGAAGCCGAAGATCGCTGTTGATGGAACCACGCATGAGATCGTCGTCAACAAGATCCATGTGACCGTGGACGACCTGATCCCGGCGCTGGCCGCACTCGGTTACTCTGTCAAGAAGCTCTACAAAGACGAACTCGCACCCGTGAAGGTGAAATGACTATGACCCTCGATCTGCAACAGCATCTCATCCGCCAGATGGTCTTTTCGAAGGCCACCTTCGGCCCCGGCGCCCGCACCAACGGCGTCCTCGACCATATCCAGAAGGAAATCGCAGAGGTTCGTGAATCCGTTGGCACGGTGAAGCATATTGAGGAATGGACCGACCTGGTGATCCTGTCACTGGACGGCTTGACGCGGGCGATCTGGGCGGGCACCGAATATTCCGTCCCCGTCGATCAAGCCGCCGCCCATGCCGTTCGTTCCATCACCGGCAAGCAGTCCAAGAATGAACGTCGCGATTGGCCCGACTGGCGCGGCATGTCACCTGACAAGGCGATCGAACACGTCCGCGGGAATCCGGAAAAGGCGCACCTGGAATGAGATGGCCGGGACTCCGTTTGTTCCGCCGCTGGAACCCGGCGTTGTGGACTGGTGTGACAGGTCTGCTATTCTCTCTATCCATGGTCGCGCCAGGTTCCGCACTGGATATCGTGTGTAAGTTGGCGTTGCTACACCTGGTTGCGTCCTCGATCGTCGTGACCCTGATTCAATTTCGCGACGACGCACGTTAAACGGGATATTCACTGCATGGCGGGCAGCGACATCATCGGATCCACCGAACAGTTTTCCAGCTGCATGGGGAAAGAAAGATTCGATCGGGACACCGCAAATCAGGTGGTCCGCGAAACCAAGAAGGTCGCTTTGACCGCCTATCAGTGTCGTTGCTGCGAATACTGGCATGTCGGTCGCGACATTCCGAGGAAACACAAGCGAAAGGTGCGCCTTCTCGCGGGGAAAATGAAATGAAACCGAATTCAAAGCCGCTCACTGAACGAGACAGATTCCGGCAGGAATACAAAGCCCGGCGCGGCTATCTTCGTATCGAATACGACAATGGAACCACTGGTTACGCATCTGCGACTGCGCCGCGGCCGTGTCGGACCACAGTGCGCCCTGAATCGCAATTCATGGGGATGGTGTCCTTTTACTCCGGGGACGATTCAATCGTCTGGATCAATACCGCCAAGGTGCTTTCGATGACTTGGACTCCTGACGATGAGGCCGCATCATGACACATTATCCGGAGGTCAATTCCAAGGTCACGGTTACGTTCGTCGACGGTGAGGTTAAGACCTACATCATCAATGCCAGTCCGACCATCGCGCAATACCTCGCGAATGAGGCGCGATCGACCGGCTTCATGACGCTCAGGAACGGCAGCACGAAAAGCTGGTGCATCCCGGTTGAGCGGATCCGCGATATCGAGATTGCCGCAGAAGAAGGAGCGGAGAATTGACCAGCAAGGACACGAACCCAAAGGATGCAGTCGGCATCCGGAAATGGCGGGTCTTTTCCGCTCTACCTCTCACCGTGATCGCGGAGGCCGGTGTTGCACTTCTGGAAGGCGCGAGGAAATACGGCCGTCACAACTACCGGGTGGCCGGTGTCCGCGCGTCGGTCTATGTCGACGCGGCGATGGGCCATGTGATGCAGTGGTGGGAGGGTGAGGACGTCGACGCCGACTCAGGGCTGTCACACGTCACCAAGGCGATTGCGTCCCTGATCGTGCTGCGGGATGCCATGATCCAGGACATGCTCACCGACGACCGCCCGCCGCGGGGAAATCTCGACGAGCTTCGGCCGCGTCTGCAAGCGAATGTCGATCAGCTGTTCGACCGTTACCCGGATCCGGCGCCGGCGTTCACTCAGAAACGGCGTTCTGTACCGCCGGAGCAGAACGCGATTGATATGGGTCTCAAGGCGCCGGTGTTTGAGCCGCTCCCACGGAATGAGAACGAAAAGGTATGTATCCCCCTGAACAGCCGATACATGCACCACAACTACATACCGCAGACGAGGAACAACGATGAGTGACCACTACAACAAACTTACCCCGGCAGAGGCCGAACGCCTCGCCATGCTGGCGGAAGAATGTGCCGAAGTGATCCAGATCGTCGGGAAAATCCTGCGGCACGGCTATGACAGCTGCCACCCGGAGGGCGGGGAGGACAACCGAACCCTTCTGGAAACTGAAATCACGGACCTGCGTGCGGTTATACTGGTAATGGTGGCGTGCGGAGACATATCTTCTCCCCGTACTAGATGCGTCGTCGACACTTGGGAGCGTAAACTACAGTATACACATCATCAGGCCGCCGACCATGAAAACGGTTAAGTTCTACCGACCGCATGGCGGGCATGTCGCCCGGCTACCGGATACCGATGCGGCTGAAGCGGTTCGCTCAGGGGAAGCCATGTATTGCCCGAAACACTGGTATCGCGCTGCCATCTTGACGCGGCCAAATATCACGTTTAAGGTGACAAACACCAAATCGGGAGAGGCAAATTGACTTATCCATCGAACGGCGCCCCTGCCGATCAGTACGAAGTTACCGGCAACGAACTGCTGCAATTCATCCAGCAATATGAACACCTGGAAGTCGAGAAGAAGGACATTGCCGACCAGCAAAAGGAGATCATGGCCGAGGCGAAGGGTCGAGGCTATGACACCAAGGTCATGCGCAAGCTCATGGCAGAGCGGAAACGCGACAAGGATGAACTGGCCGAGGAAGAAACCATCATGGAAATGTACAAGGCCGCAATCCTCGCCGTTGAGCGCGCGACGCTCGATAGCATCTGACGATGCTGTTTCCAATCGCATGGTGCCCCTTGGCGGGCGTTTGGCTTTGCTGGGATATCGCATCCTGGCGCTTCAGGGACGCTAAAGCATGGAACTGACCCAACGCGATGATATCATGGTGGATATCGAGACGCTTGGCACCAAGCCAGGTTGCATCGTCCTGACCATCGGTGCGGCGTTGTTCGTGCCGCAGACCGGCGAAGTCAAATCGACCTTCTACGAGAAGATTTCGTTCAAGGACTCCGTGCTGCGCGGACTTGTCGTCGAACCCGACACCTACACCTACACCTGGTGGCAGAAGCAGGACGAGGAAGCCCGCAAAGAGGCGTTCAGTGGCGAGAAGAACCTTGCCGACGTCGCCTTGGCCTTCGAACAGTGGGTACGATCCCACAAAGGCGTGCGCGACTTCTGGTGCCAGGGGACCGACTTCGACTACCCGATCTGGGAAGCCGCGTTCAAGCGTGCCAGCATTGCCAATTTTCCCGTGAAATTCTACCAGAAACGTGATACCCGCACCGTGTATTCGGTTGCCGGTCTCGATCCTGCAATGATCAAGCGGGAAGGCACCTATCACAACGCCCTGGACGACGTGCTTTACCAGGTCCGGTGCGTGCATGAGGCATACCGCCTCATCGGACTGGCGGCAGTGCCAGAAGAAATCGACGAATTGGAGGGACTATGAAACTCGGTGAACTGAAAAGCCAAATCCGCCACCGCAAGGGGAATCCCACGGTGACGGTCACACTCGGTCAGGGTGTGTTCGAAGCGATCGCGGTGCAAAAGGCGTCGTTGCTTGAAGCCCTGGACCGGGCTTTCCCGGCCCGAAACACCGAAACGAACCTCCGGATGAACGACGACGGTTTGATTGTCAGCGAAGGGGCGCCCCTCGTTTCGGAAACCGCGTCTCCGGTCAAAGCCGTTTCCGAAGAAATCGACGACCTGGACGAACTCGATGATCTGGATTCGCTGGGAGACCTCGATCACATCGAATGCCGCCGGGGTCTTGGTGCGGAAATCGACTACCTCGACGAACTCTGAGGCCCGTCATGCTGACCGCCGACCTCGAAACATACCTCACGGAAAACGGGGTCAGCGTCGCGAGCATCTTCACGCCGCGAGACTCCGGTAAGTGGCGCGTGACACTGCGCGACGGACCCGCATGGATCGTCGGTGAACCAGATGACACGCTTATCGGTGCCTTGGAATCGGCCATGGTCGGATTTCGCCGGGACTGGGTCGACAAGAGAGGCGCGAGGAAATCGCCACCTGTCACCGACATTGATGACGACCTGGAAAGGCTTCTCGGATGAGCGTGCTGGATGACCTTGAAGCCCTGATCGAGAAGGGTGACGTAAGTTTCGTGACCGTGGGCCGATCCACGATCAACCCTGGCCGGCGGCACGCGAGCTTGTGCCTGCTTCCGACTCTCAGGTTCAGCCAGGGTTACGGTGATACCTGCGAAGCCGCGGTTGCTGAAGCGATTGCAAACGCCTTCAAGCGTGGCATTCCGCCGGTGCCGATCTCACAGATGCCGGTTCAGGAAGAACCAGCTGCAAACGACGGTCATGATGACCTGGACGACCTACTCGGATAATGGGGACAGAAGTGCAAGACAACGTATCGACCATGATCGGCCGGGCGAGTTCCCCGGAACTTGACGCCATTCTCGGGAAGCAGTTCCCCGTTCTCGATCAGGGGTTTGTCCGTGTCATCGACTACATGGGGAACGATGCTGCGATCGTGCAGATGGCGCGGACGTCCTACGGGGAAGGCACCGAGACGCCTTCCAGTGATCGCGGCCTGATCCGATACCTCATGCGGCACTGGCACACGTCGCCGTTCGAAGGTTGCGAACTCAAGCTGCACGTCAAGTTGCCGATCTTCGTCGCGCGCCAATGGATCCGGCATCGCACCGCAAGCCTGAACGAATACAGCGGCCGCTACTCCGTGATGCGGGACGAATTCTTCCTCCCCAAACTGGATCGTCTCGGAAAGCAATCGACCACGAACAAGCAGGGGACGGGCGAGGGGTATTCGGACGATCACGCCACCTCCGTTCAAGCCGATATGTCGGAGACGATGGGTTTCGCCTTCGACATTTACAACGAACTGATTGCAGAGGACACGGACCTTTCCCGTGAACTGGCGCGGATCGTGCTGCCGCTTTCGACCTACACTGAAATGTATTGGAAGATCGACCTGCACAACCTGTTCCACTTCCTGCGACTGCGGGCGGATGGGCACGCGCAGAAAGAGATCCGCGACTATGCTGCGGTGATCGAAGATATTGTGACCCGGTGGGTGCCGCACGCCTTTGAAGCCTACGTTGACTATCGCCGGGACGCCGTGACATTCAGCCGCATGGAAATCGCGGCGTTGCGTCAGTGGATTTCCGACACATGGCCTGACGATCCGGAGTACGGCGGATTCGGACCCGTTGACTGTTTGACGGGTGATTTGTCGAAACGTGAACTGGCTGAATTCGTACAGAAGCTTCAGAGGACGGTTAAGCATGGCTGAGGTTTCACTTTATACGGGAGACAACCGCGAAAGTTTGCGCCGGCTGATCGACCAGGGCGTGCGCGTCCATTCGGTCGTCACCGATCCCCCGTATGGATTGGTGAGCATCCAGAAGCGGTTCGGCAAGGACGGCGCGGCCGCAGCCCGCACCGAAGGGAACGACGGCAGCTTTGCGCGGCTATCTGGCGGCTTCATGGGGAAGGTTTGGGATGCTACGGGCATCGAACGTGACCCGGAGTTCTGGCGCCTGATCTGGGAAATCCTGCTGCCCGGCGGCTATGTGTTCGCGTTCAGCGGTAGCCGCACCGGCCATTGGCAAGCCTGCGCCATGGAGACGGCCGGGTTCATCATGCACCCGATGCACGGCTGGGTCTTCGGTAGTGGCTTCCCCAAGGCTCACGCGGCTGACAAGGCGATCGACAAGATGCTTGGGGTAGAAGGTGGATTCGTCGCGGACGGTGCGCCGGTCAAGCGGTTTTCTCCGGGTGCAACGGTCAATAAGGACGGCGCTTGGCGGGCGGAAGATAACGGCCGTGAATACCAACCTGGATCCTATGTCCCAGGTTCGCCCGAAGCTGCGCAATGGGAAGGCTGGGCCTACGGTACGCAGACGCAGAAACCGGCACTGGAACCGATCTATCTGGGTCAAAAGCCGTTCAGCGAGAAGACCGGCGCTGCCAATCTGCTGAAACACGGGGTCGGCGCGGTGAACATTGATGGCTGTAGGGTGTCAACCGATGAAACCATCACAGCGACTCGCAACATCGCTATGGGGTCTTCCGGTTCAGGCGTGTTCGGCGCAGCCGATAAACCGGGCGTGTATCAACAGAAGCCGGAAGGCCGCCACCCCGCCAATCTGATCCTCGACGGGTCGCCCGAAGTCGTCGCCATGTTCCCAAGCAGCAAGGGCCAGCAAGGCGCTGTGCGGGGCACGGAGCCGTCACGCACCGGCGGCGAGGGAACGAACTGCTACGGCGAATACGGCGCCCGTCCTGCCGCTCCTGTGCGCGGTGACAGTGGTAGTGCTGCGCGATTCTTCCACCAATTCACGCCCGATGCGGATCCCTTGTTCTACCATCCGAAGGCGGGTAAGGCGGATCGCGCTGGCAGCAAGCATCCGACCGTGAAGCCGATCGCACTCATGCAATACCTGATCCGGCATATCACGCCGCCGGGTGGCGTCGTCCTGGATCCGTTCGCCGGCAGCGGGACGACGGCCGAAGCCGCGTTGCGCGAGGGATTCGACTGCATCCTCATGGAAGCCGAACACGATTATACCCAATTCCTGACACAGAGATTTCGTAACATTAAACTTGAAACTCAAGTATCTGGAGAATATGAAGTTGAGGACGATCAGCTACTCGCACTACTAGGTTGAAGCTAACGGAGAATCAGGGTGATACAGGCGAATCTTAATGGGGCGACCCAGGCGGTAGATTGGGGTGCCGCGAATGCAACTGGTCGACAACGTGCGATCGAATTGATTGCCGAAATGCGAGAGACGGGGAACGTCGCGCTTCTTTTGGGTGAGATTCGTCGGATGGACGATCCGCTTTACGGCGCGTTTTCTGCCGGATTCTTCGCTTGCATTGCTTCCGCCCTGGCTTCCACTTAGCCGGGGAGAATGAATGGGGCGGCCGAAAGGTCGCCTTCATCCTTTCTGGCCTCGCACCATTTCCGGAGTCACATGATTCCGTCCTACTTCCCCGAACTCGGAATGATACGTCAGCGCCGTCGCCCGGCGTGATCCGAACCATGCGCCGCGGGAAGCGTGAGCGTCACGGGCAGCCAGGGTCGGGTGTTGCGTGATAACGATCCCGGCTCGCTCCTTTTCCTCGATATGATGAAGGTGCCCGCTGTGACCGTAGCGGAAGGCCGTTCCGTTGGCCCAGAACTCAGGGAACTGCGCTGCAAAGACTAGCGGTAAGTCCGCAGGCTTCCGCTTGTGCCCGTGGTGATAGAACAGCGCCGTCCGACCGTGACGCAGCGCGTAAAAGGGCAGGGGGGAGGTTTCGACGGTGACTCGCGGCTCATTCTCGTAGAACACGGAGAACATTTCCCGCAGCCAGACTGATCCACTTTGGTCGTGATTCCCTTCCGCGATCAGAAGGTGAACGGTTTCGTGCTGTTCAAGCGCCCGCTCCACCATGCGCCGCATGACCCTGATTGCTGCCCGCACCAGTTTCGGGTAACGGCCGTCCTGGTCAAGCACATGCGCAGACGTAGGTGTGACCGGCACAAGGCCGTCAGAGTGCAGAAGATCCCCGATTTGCGCAACGACTGCGCGTTTCGCCGGCGGCGCCATTGCCAGCATCAGTTCGAAGCAATCCAGGATGGTTTGTTCCGCGATCTTCATATCCCAATTCGCGCCACCTTCTTCATACCATGCAAGCATTCCGATATGAGCATCCGTGAATGTGTATTGGTTCAGAAGTTCGTCGGACCAGGTATTACCGGAAAAGGTGGATGGGGATGCTGGCAGTCGACCGATTTCAGATGAAAACTCTGCCACTGTTTCTTTCAGCAGCACCAACATTTTCTGCTGGTCAATGGTGGTTTTCACCCATTGGTTCGTTTGCTGCCCATGACGGTTGTACTGCGTGCTGGTGCCCTTCACGATAAAGGGGTCAGGGACAGTGCGGGTCATGTCGTGGTCTGGACTGTATCCCTTGACGGCCGCCCGCTTCTTGGCGCGGGCGATACGGTCCCGAAGCGAGGTTTCACCGATACCAAGTAACTTCGCGGCGGCGCGTCCTGAGCCGGTTCGGTTAACGGTGTCGATCGCTTCGATCTCTGCCGCCGTCGCCCATTCTTTCAACCGCTCATCAATCACGTCACTTCTCGATCTTGTAGCCACTCACCCAGAAGAAGGCCGCAGCAGCCATTGCCAGGAGTGGAAAGTAGTTCTTCACCAGGCTTGCCAGTGTTCCGGCACCCTGGAATTTCCCAACCATCGACGCCTGAGCGAGTTCGAGGGCTGCAATACGCATTTCAATCGCCTCGCGTGCCCGCGTCAGCGTCTCGATATCGCGGCCATGGCGCTGTTCTTCGAGACGGATCACCCGCTCTTGCACGTCGTCAATCTTGCTCATCAAGGATCGGATCTCCGTCGTCTGAACGGAAAGCATGGTCGACATGGCCTTGGAGGATTCTGCGATACTGCGCAGCGCCTCGAATCCAGCGCGACCAAGAGCTTCAGCGGTGTCTTGTTCGGCCAATTACTTTCTCCTGCCAAGTTTCTCTGCCACCCCACCGAAGACCTCTGACACGATGATCGAGGGGACCAGGAGCATAGCGATTTTGTCGATGCGGGCCGGAACGTCGAGGATCACCAGATTCCAGCCAAACAGCCCGTTCACGACGCTGACGATGTAGATGCCTGCGAACCAGATACCGAACGGAATGACGATCAGGTAAGCACCGATGCGGCGGGGCGATATGCGGTCTGCGGCCTCGATCCTGGCAACGGATGCCCTGGCTTCGATCGCCGCTATGTCACGCTCTGCTGACAGCCGTTCCGCGTCGTTGGTGGCGTTGAGCTTGGCCTGATAGGCTTGCAGAAGGGGATCCGCGACCTGACGCACGACCCCGGTTCCGATCAGCTTTGCAATCAGGCCAAGCATCCGATCAATCGTCCCGTCCGACCGGGGTGGACGTCAGCACACGCATGATCGCAGTTCCGAGAGCGACCAGCAGCGCGTAATAGGGATAGAATTCAGCCGGGATCACCGCGCCGATTTCCGGGGTTGCCAGAACAATCGTCAGGATTTCGAGGATCACGTCTGCCGCGGGCAGGACTGCCGCGGCGCCGGCGAAGATCATCGTCCGTTTGCCTTTGAGAGTTGCCATCAAAGCACCTTTTCCATTTCGTTTCGATAGGCCGTCGCCCGCTGCGCATCGTGGCGCGAGCGACCGTAGAAGAAGATCGCGATCAGCACGGCGACACCCACCACGACGAGCGGTGCCCAGAGCGGAAGATCGTGCAGGGTCTCCACGCCGCCGGTGCCGGTTGCGCCGCCTGCTGCCGTGATATGGCCGGTATCACTGTTGCGCTTTTGCAACACTTCGGCTTGCTTGGCTTCGCGCGACAGAATGCCTTTCGTGTAGCCGCGGGAACCCTCAGCCTGCGCCGCCATCGAAACGCCAGTCGCCTCGACACTGGCGACGCGCCGCGACCATCCCTTTCCGAACGTGCCCCAGGTCTTCAAGCCACGGAGAAAACCAACGCGGACGGCGCACGCCTTCTTGACCAGTTCGATCGGGTCGCGCTTCTGGATTGCGGCCAGGGTCTTTGCACCCATGATCCCGTCAATCTGAGCCTTCGGCAGCCCCACCGCCGTCTGCGTCCAACGCACGCCGCGCGACTTGCCAGAGTTCACGGCCGCATCCATGGTCACAAGGTCCACACCGTCAGGCAGCTGGTCGCCCTTGATCGGATCCCAGAAATCGACCTGGTAGATGAATTTGGCCCGCGCCCGAGTCAGGCCGCGGATATCCTCTTTCGGGTAGCTCCGCTTCGAGATACCGAAATTCGTCTCGCCGCCGGGGTCGGCACGATGGTTCACATATCCGCCTTCGTGAGCGAATACTTCCTTCATCACCGCGTCGAAATTGAACTTCGCCATAGCTTTTCACACCATATTTTGTGGCAGATTGGATTATCTAAACGTGAAAGTCAACTAAAGCGTGTGTCGTTTCCGCAACGCAGAAAACGCCCCGCGATGGGGGCGTTTGTATCATTTCACGGTGAGAACGATTACCTGAGCGCCTGCGCCATTGCCGCGTCGATCGCTGCAATATCCCCGGCCGTCGCCGCGGCTGTCCCGTTGAACAGGTGCAATTCGGTCGCGTGACCGATGATCGCGTTGCTGATCGGCCCGCCGCCCATCCAGTTGACCTTGCCGGTCGAGAGTAAGGCGAGCGGGTAGGAGTAGCCGTAGGTCACGTTCAGGGTGCCGTTGTGGTATCCGTAGGCGGTTCCAGACCCGAGAGTCATGTCCCCGATCATACGCTCCATCTCGCCGCCGCACTTGTCGTTGTTGTTGACAATATCTGTGTTCACCCAGTCCTGCGCCGCGCCGCCGTTAATCCGCCAGTGAACGCGCGTGGCGTTGATCCAGGTGCCGATGCCCATATACGACCCTGCCGCGGGTTCCACAAGCATGACTGACCGTAGCAACGTGTTGAACGGCCGGGAGACCATCGCCGCCCAAAGGATGCTGGTGGAGTTCCACGCGGCGGCGCTGACCGTTTTCGTGGACTGCATCCCTGCGACTCCGGTGCCCCGGATTCGCCAGGTCTTATACTTCCAGTCCTCACGGGCGATCTTGAATCCTGCCGTTTTCGCACAGACCATATCGTCGGTGCCCCACTGGTCGTAGACCTTGACGACCCGCGTTGCGTCGCCGTAGGGGCGGGCGCCGGTCACATAGCCGTTCGCGTCGAAGGCCACGTCGATTTCGTCTGCCGTGTTCAGGTTCGCCACCCGCAGCGCCGGGCCGGAATACGCCGGGTTGCGCTTGATCGTCCCCCAACCGGCCTTGGCGGTCAGAGCGCCCACGGTCGCGAGGGAAGTCGGGGCGGGTGGCGCCGCCCAGGATGGAGTCCCGGTCGTCGGCATGGCCGTGGTGGGTGGTGCGAAACTGGTATCGGTCGTGTATTCTGCGACACCCTGGACAATCCGAATGTCGTCGATATAGCCGCGCCAGCGGTCGGACGCGCCGACGCCGTTGCCGCCGATAACGCCGGGCATCAACCCGAACATATTCCCGCCGATGATCTGGCCCGCGGCAATGGTGGCCTTGGCGCGCATTACGCCGTCCATGAACAACCTCAATGTGGTTCCGTTCCGGCAGACTACCAGGTGCGCCCACTGCGCGATCGGCAGCGACGCCGACGACGTGAGGACCGGGTTGGCGGGACCATCAATGTAGAGCATCGGCCTGTGTGCCGGGCTTGTCGTCGAGTCCCCGATGAAAATGCACCAGCTACCTTTGCGGCCCCCGGCAAAGTCACCGATCGGCGCCCGGTAGAAACTGGTCCATGTTGCAGACAGGTACACCCATAAGGAGACGGTGAAGTCCTTGTTGCCGAAATACTGCGACTCGTCGCCGTTTTCGCACAGGACGTAGCCGGTGTCCGTCCCGCCCGTGTTGACGCCCAAGGAATAGGTGCCGAATTTCGCCTGCACCGACGACCGAGCAGCAGCGCCGAACGCGGTCAGCGGCGTACCGTTGTGCGCCAGGTTGGACAGCGCGGTTTCCAGATCGGCGCGGAACACGGTGTTCGACCAGAGCGGGCCACCGTCACCCCCGCCACCGCCGTCGATCATGATGGACGAGGCGACACTTCCAAGTAGAAGGGCCATCATAGCGCAATGTCTCCAATGAGGGCGTATTTCTCGGACCCGAGAGGCACAAGTGTTGCTTGAGATCCTGCGACCCGCAGCTTGGTCTTGGAGTCTGGCGACTGTAGCGTCACGCCACCCGCCGGGGCGAAAGTCGGCTGCCCGCCGGATTCCCACATGAACGTGACCGGCTCCACCCCGGTCAACCCGGTCGGGATCGTGATGTTGTTCGCACCCGCGACATTCATGCGGACGAACACGCCGCCCGCCAAGTGGACGTTGGTAAGGGCGATTGCCGCCGTCGCGTTGACCAGTGAGATAGACCCGCCGCCGCCGGCTCCACCCGTGGTCAGCACGTCCCAGGTCGTCCCCGTGAACGTGATATGCTCAGTCGCACTTACATCGTAGACGATCCAGCCTGCTTGCGGTGTCACATAGACCCACGCACCGTTGTCCCGGATCGCGATCTTGTTGAGATTCACCCCCGCCGTGATGACGTGCATATCGCCATTCACCGGGGATACCGGTTCCGCGGCAACTTGCGACAAGACGCGGGCTTGGATGAGGGCAGAGGCAAGGCGCATGTTCGCGTCCATCGCGGCGCCCCACCCATCGGACCCCGGAGTCCAGTATCCTGTAAGACCTACCCCCGGTAGAATGCGTTCACCAGCCATCGTTATCTCCTATTTCTGCGCCCGTCAGGCGATTGTTCCGTATGTGTTTCCATAACCATAGCCGTAACCCGAGGCCCGAACGTCGAAGGCCCGTCGCGCGCCGGTGATCGAAGTCAACCCGTCCCGCACGGAACGGAATTCAACGAAGCCGACACCAACCACTTGCAGATCGACGAACGGAATTTCGTGGCTGGTTCCAGTCAATCCGGTGATTTCCGACTGCATCACACCAGCTGCATTGAGTATCAGCAAACTGGTCGTCTGGCCGACTTCCGGGGTGACGGTTGCGTCTGTCCAGCGTCGGTAAATGGAGTCCTCTGCTGCCCGGTCCCGGTTTGCCCATGTGGCGATCACCGGCGGTGGCGCGACTCCCCCGTCACGATGCTCAAAGCCGCCGAAGCCTGCACCGTTCAGTTCGCACTTGGCCGGTCGGAAAGGAGCATGTGGCCGATTTGTCACAGTCAAGGTCAAATCTGCCGCCCCACCGTACGGCAGTTGGCCCATGGTTGTCCGCGGCAGAAGGCGGTAGGTGACAGTTTCACCGGCGGCGCGTTCCGCGGGATCGAGGCGGCTGCGCCCGACCGGGAATTCCCAAAGCCGGGTTCCGATCGCCCATGTCAGGGGGATGGTGTCCCAGATACCGCGCGCCACGACCCATTCATCGGTCGCCGTGTCGAAGGTATCCAGCATGACCAGTTCGCTCACGGACTCAAGCGTCCCGAGCATATAGAGGTCGCCGGCGGAAGCATCCCCAAGGCTGATAGCGTCAATCAGTGCGGACGGCAGACGGCTGCCGGCTTCTGGCACCAGGACCGCCGGTGTCACCCAGGAGCGGGCCGGTTGCATCGTCAGAACGGGTTCGACCGACGCGCTTCCAGTCGGGTCCGTCTTGGTCGTGTGAACCTCAATGTCGAGGGGGTTGTAACCGTCCTCATCACCCATCAGCACAACAGCGGCCGCGGGGTAAGCGGCATCTACGTCCGTGAGCGTGGCGCCATTGCGCAGCATCATCGGCAGCGGCGCGGTGACGGCCGACTCCGCGTCAAGTGCAGAAGGGTCGCGCCGATCGGATACCCAAAGCGAAGGCTGGATTGCAGAGAACTCGGACTGGTCGACCGCGAAAATGTCCTCTGTCAGACCCAGTTTGATTGTCCGATCCTTCGGGCTGCCGTAGTCGACGTCCATCACACGCATGAGCATGTTTGCGATACCGTCCTGCGGCCAGTTCAACCGCACCACGCTACCGGGTTTGATCCGCCACATGGTCCGGTCAACCTCTGCTTCCGCGCTGAACAGCGGGTAAGACGCCGCACGCACGTCACGATCGGCAACGATCTTCGCAAGGTGTGGATCACGGATCCCGTAATAGTTTCTGGTGTCCGATTTGATCCCACCTTGGATCGCGATCGAGGCGAGGTCGTGTGACGTCACGGTCGCTTCTTCTTCCGTCTCCGGATTCGTATAGGTCAGGACGATTTCGTTGGTGATTTCCCCCCAAAGCCGCCGCTTGCGATTGGACAACCGGCAGTTTGACGGATCCAGGATCGGCGCCGTTGCCGGGTCGTAATCCGCTCGCAGCAGTTTGAGCGTCCAGAGTCCGCTTTCCGGATCCTGAAAAAGCACGGCCTGAATGTGATCGAGGATTTCTTGAATGAACGCCCCGATCTCACCAGAGCGAATCCATTTGATCGAAAGGCCGAAGAACTCGTTTTTGAGCGTGATCGCGGCAGCCTGAAACGAGGCAACATCAATAAGCGCCGGGTCGTCAGCCTTCCCCCAATCCTGATCGGTCATGCACTCGTAGATCATGTGCGCCGGGTTGGCGTTTGGCAGCCACCCAATCGAACCGTCAGCGCGGCAATGGGCGCTTGACAAACTTGGAGTCAGCAACGACCAGGTGCGGATATCTTCCGAAAGAGTGCCACCGCCGGAAGTCGTCATGCTCGCCTGAATGTTGACGTACCGCGTTCCCGGTGGAAGATACCAGGTCAGTTCAATCAGGTTCGTGTTGTTCACCGCATTGACGTAGAACGGCGAGCTTCCCGGTAGGACGTTGATGGTTTGCTCGCTGCGGGTGCCATCCGGATTAGCCTGGTGACAGAACAGCGCGACGGCCACGTTTGCAGATCCGGGGAAACCGACTGGGGTATACTTCCAGCGGAAGCTCAGTGCCGTCAGGGCGCTATCCACTTGCAAGGCACTCATCCCGAGTTCTTCGATACTCAGGAAGTGGTTGCCCATCGTGGTGTCAATGCTGCCCGTCGTCGTAATGAGGTCGTCGGTGTCAAGCACAAGGGCATCTGTTTCTGCAGAGACAAACGTTCCGTCACTGGCAACAGATTTGATCGGCCAGATGACCGAATAAGCGGTTCCGAGAGTCCGAGAAAGCCGGGTCGCAGATGCCTTCAACTCCGGGAAATACGGGTTGTTGGTGCCCCACCGAAACCCGGCACCGTTATCGGCCATCGGGGGATTGATCTGTACCAGGCTAGGGACGCGATCCGGATCGAAGATATTGAAAAGCGACTCAAGGATTTGTGTCCAGTTGTTCCCCTGCTTGGTGTTGCCGCCGCGGAAGAACATCGAAGCGAGGCCGCGGTAGCCCGGCATCGTGGCCGGCGTGCGCCCGACACGACCAGCCAATGCCGCCGAAGCGAACTGGTCGTGTCGGCCGTCGTAAACTTCCATCACGCCGACAACGCCACCCTCAGCGTCATCCCCGCCAAATATTTCCGGTTGTACGATCGACACGTCAATTCGACCGCCGCCATTACCGCACCAGACGGGCTTATCTTTGATCCAAACCTGGTTGATCTGATCGACCGGACCATGACACAGGCCGTAGTGCGTAGACAGGAGGTAATCGTAGACCTCGACGCCACCCTTCTTACTGCCCATTGGTTCGTTCCTTCGCCTTGGTGATCACATTTTGCAGGTTTGCATCGTCAATATGTTCGATTTCAACAATCGGAATACCTTCTCTGACCAGTCGCCTGAAGTCGATCCCAAAGGTTGTGCAGGCGCGACGAACACCCGATGAACAGAGACCGGCCGCCCGATAGTCGTCCACGGTTACGCGGCTCATTTCTTGCCCCCCGATTTAGCCTTTCGGGTCCGTACCGCTTTGTCTCCGGACCAGAGAAGGTTCGGACTCGAAATGGTGATCGACCCGAAAATAACCGGGATAGGACGGCCGGCTTCTGCCGTGGGGGTATCGAAATCCTCCACGGTTGGGGGCTTCTGTTTCTTCGGCTTTGGGGCGAGCAAATATCCGAGGACTTGCAGCCCGATCCCGACCAGAAGTTGAAATAGAAAAGCCATGACCGCCCTTTACGAATGGTTGTTCTTGCCAACCGGGTTATCGGTCGGGATGAACGGTTGCCCGCGATAGTTGACGATGTTGTTGTGAAGCCCTTCGCACGCTGCGACCGTGTGAGCGCAGCCGAGAAACACGTCGACCGCGCCACCGACAACAAGGCCACGGGTTGCTCCGGTCAGCACCAGGGTTCGCAGCGTTTCGACGCGAAGGATGGTCCGCAATTCGCGTCCGTCAGGGGTGTCCCATTCCAGCAAGCCGCCGATGTAATCGAACGCCGTCCGTGCCCCGAGCCATCCGACCGGCAACGTCACGCGGTTGCCGTTGATCGCGCTGACCGTGGTTGCCGTCTTGGCAGCAACCTTGGAGGCACCACAACGCGACCCGTAGAGCGCGACGGAACACGTCAACTGGTAGTTCTGCCGCAACCCCGGCTGCGACATACCAGCTGCGCCGGCTTCGCATGACAGGGTGCAGGACACGTCGCCGCGGTTCGCTTCCAGAACCCGACCGGCCCAGGCAACAGGAAAATTCTCGCCCGTAGCATAGCCAGCGGGATCGGAGGCATTCGGGATATGGCCCTGACGGATGATCACCGACACGACGCGGATGGGTGCAGCAACCCGGAACAGTTCCGCTATTAGGGACGACAACGGGACTTCGATTGAAAGCGACATGGACTCGAATGACCCGCTGGACTTGATCGCGTCGCGCAAGGTGGGCGTCGGTTCATAGGTGATACCGCCATGGATGACGGGCGTATCTCCGTCCGTGAAGGCGTAGAACGAGCTTGGCCCGGTGCCATAGATGAACTTGTAGAGTTCAACCGGCTGCCCGCGATCCTTGCTCGTTTCGTAATCGTTCAGTGCCATCAGAGTCCCTCACCCGGTATCGTGCGAACGGCCATTTCGAGTTCCGCAGCCTCATCCGTCACCCAGCGAACCGTCAGGGAGTCCGTCGCCAACCGCCAGGCAGGGCACCAGGACAGCGCCTCACCCGCGGCGATCGACACTGGAAGCGGCTCCGCGAGGTTCAGCCGCGAATGACCGCCGGCCGTGATCGAGATGCTTGACACCTTGGCGAGAGTGACCACGCCACTCTTGTCGACGCTCACGCAATCCAGTGTCGAATCTCCGGAATAGGCTTCCGCGAAATCGGACCCCTCGATCTCGATCGCAGAGGATCCAGCCGCAGCCGGTATCCTGGCGCGCATATCGACCAGCCATGTAGGCATCCGGAATGCGCCGCGCATCCCTTTCGTCCGCATGAAGAACGCAATGAAGGCTTCCGCACCGGCTGCGCTGAATTCGGTGAAGCCGATCTTCAGCAGGCGTTGGGTGAACGGCAGGGGGTTATCGGTCACAACCAGTCCCCGGCCGGGGTCGAATTGCACGCGCCCACTGGTGAACGTGATCTGCGGGGCATTCTGCCAGTTCGGACGGGTCGTGAAAACGTCCATGCCGCGGTAGGTTGTCGGCGTTATGACCGGGGACACCATCGGATCGGATGCCGGGTCCATGTTGAAGCGCACGGCGGCCGTGGCGACGCGACTGGTCGGGTGCCGCAGATCGGTTTCGCTTTCGACGCGGGAGAGGACGGCCGGATAGACAATATCGCCGGCGAGGAAAGCCCCGACGACGGCAGACTCAAGCGTGACGACCGCCCCGACGACGGACAGCACCGTGACCGCTTCTTGCGTGGTGCCGTCCAGAACGAGGCGTACGCCGGGCACAATCCAGAAGGGGGTCGACACCAGGGTCAGCGTTGCCCCGGCGACAGACACAACCTCTGCGCGGCGCCAGTAGAGCGGAAGGACAAAGAGGGCGTCGGGGTCTTTGGTGACGTCCGCGGCGTGCCGGTGGATCATCCCTTCCAGGAGGATCGCGTCGAACGAGACCTCCATTCGCGGCCGCTCGCGCAAGGCGGCGCGCTGTTCGGTGCCGTCATAAGACGTCAGGATACTGGTCTTGAATTGGTACTGGACCTCAACACCGCCCCGCCAGTTGGGTTGCAGGGCGGTGATGTTTCCGACGCGGGGTTTCAGGGTGTATGCCATCCTCAGATCCCCAATGCGGCGCGATATTTCGCCCGGTTCGATCGCATATGGTTCACGACCGCATCTTGACCGTTCGGCGTGGCAAGACCCTGTTCAATGGCGTCCGCACCATCCACGGCGTTGATGATCGTGACACCGGCGGCCGCACCGCCACCATTCCGCCGGTGACGGGGATCGTCCTCAGTCAACATTTCCTCACCGACTTTCGCGATGATCGGGCGTTCGTTCGGTTTCAAGCCAATGACGCCGCCGGTATGGTAGCGGGTCGCTGCGGCGAAGATGGACGGATTGACGGCGCGTCGTTGCGAAATTCCGCTGCCGATCATGCCGCCGGTGTGCGCGACCCCCACGAAACCATTCAGCATCCCGGCGATACCGCCACCCATGCCGCTGTTCTTCAGGGCGTTCATGATGGTCAGCTGGACGATGAGTTGTCCGATCTGAATCAGGGTATCGGACGCGAATTTGCGGAACGCATCGCCCAGGCTTTTCACGAAGCCTTCCCCTTCGGCCAACGACTGCGCGAATTCGTTGATCGCACCGGATGCGGCACCCCCAACCATGTTGTTGATCTGCCCCGCGGTGACACCGGCCTCGCGCCCATACTCCTGGGTCTTGAGTTTCAGCGTCTCCATCTTCGCGACGGCCGCATCCGCCCCGGCGCCACCAAGCGTTGCCGTGAGTTCGCGTGACTTCTCGATTGCCGCCAGTAGTTCGACGTTCAGGTCTGCGATTTCCTGCTTGAGTTGCGCAGCCTTACCCTGGTCGCCGTTGGTTTCCGCAATCTCAAGCTGCCCTTCCAGGGCTTGCCGTTGCGCCATGATATCGCTGACCCGCTGTTCGGCGTCGGCAACCTCTTTCTGCGCGTCCCTCTCCTGGTTCCGGCCGCGGATCAAGTCGGCAATCTGCCGTTTGCGTGCTTCCCCGAGGACCAATCCCTTTTCTTCGGCAGCAATCGTTTCATCGTAGATCGCAAGGGCAATCTCGCGTTCGGTATCGCCCAGTTTTCGCAGCGAGTTTTCGTACTCGATGCGGGTAAGGGACGTGTCCAGATCCTTTAGGTAGTCTTCCTGAGCTTCGGCGCGCTTTTGATCGTTCTCCACGACCTCTGCACTGGCGACCGCCACACCCTGATATGCAGCCAGAAGTCCGTCAGCCTTGGCGGCGTGCTGCCCCATCGAGTTTACTTTGTCCGTGACGGTGCCGGGCGCCCCGCCGTTCGCGGCATCGCTCGCCCCGACCTTGCGCGCGTCACCGGCGTTGATTGCTGCATAGATTTGCAACAGACCGTCCCCGGCCTTCACACCGGCGTCGGTGAGATATTTACCGGAGGCGATCACCTGATCTGTGATCGTGCTTGATTCAGTGACGCCGTATTTCTCGCGCTGCGGCTCACCCCACTGAATCAGTCCGCGATGTTGGCCCCATTGCGTTGTTGGGCCGGCCATCCATGGATCAAGTTTCCCACCAGTCTCGTAAGACATTGCGGTGAGAAGGTCTTTTGCAGAGATGCCGAGTTCTTGGGCAACCATAGCCACGGAACGCACAAGTTCTTCCGCTTGCGCGCTGTTGATCCCCAACCCGTCGAGATTCGACCCCCCACCGGCTCCGGAACCATTGAAGCGCGACATTGAGTATTTTTCTTCGTAGTACGCCGCGTCCTTGGTTGAAGCATCGACGGCTTCACGCGCTTGTCGCGCCCGAATCAGGACGGCGATGAAGTCTTCCCAGGTCTTAGCCGCAGCCAGTGCCTCTTTTTCGAGCTTGTTGATTTCGGCCAGTTTGTTCAGCCGTTCCATTTCGGCGGATACGGACGGGATCAGTTCCCCGAGTTTGCTGAACGGAGTGGCCGCTGACTCGGCTTCTTTCCGCAGAAGGGCTAGTGCCTTCTGCCCTTCAATGTAAGCCTCAGATCCTTTCAATCCGGCCGCAGCCATTTCTGCAAGCGCGTCTTCGAGTTCTTTTATCTGCGCTGCGAGTTCTTCCTGTTCGCTGCGGTTGTCTTCCACCGCACCAGCGACCAGTTCTTGCGCCTCTTTCAGCCGTTCCGCCGCGTCGATCGCGTCATGCTTGGCATTGACGGATTCCTCGATCGCAGCAGCCTCTTTCTTCCAGAGGTCAACCCAGTGCGGAAGCTGGTTAAGCCCGCTCGCAAGCGCCTTGTTCAACGCCTCACGCTTCGAGGTTTCAATCTCCACCTGGCGCGTGGACATGCCGGCCGTCGCCGCTTCCTCGCTGCGCGCCTTGTTGGCCTTGGCGATTTCTGCGGAATAGTCCCCGTACGCCTTTTGCAGTTCCTCGACCTTGGTGAGCGTCAGGCCGGCGTCGGATCCGGTTTGCAGCTTTTCCAGTTCGAATTCCGCTTCGCGCAGTTTCTCTTTAAGACTGTCAACGATATCGCCGGTGTTGTTGAACCAGTTCCAGACCGCACTCGACTCGGATGCGCTGGCTTCGTATTCGGCCAAGACCTCTTTCATGCGGGCGATCTTGACGGTGAGAATGTCGACCGATTTCTCTTGCTCACCGAAGATCGGGGAAAAGTCGCCGGTCGCCACTTTGAAGATATTGCTGCCCGCCATCATCTTCATGAGGTTCGCAGCACCCTCGACGCTACCCGCAAGAACGTCGAACGCTTCAGCAAGCCCGATAATGACGATGCTGTTCGAAAGGCTTTCAACCAGGGTATCCCAGGCGGAACCCAGTGCAGAGAAGGCCCGCGACCACGGACCTTTTGCCGTGTCCGATGTATCCTTCATCTTGGCTTGCAGGGCATCGAACGCGAGTTCTTGTGCCCCGGCGGCGTTACCCGCGTCGTACATCGTGCGGATCGCGGCCAGTTCTGCGGCCGTGAAAATGTTCAGTTCCTTGTCGAACTCACGCAGCGAGTCGAAACCGCCAGAGAAAGCCTCTGACAGTTGTTTCGCCATATCCGGAAGTTCGCCGCCGGTCAGGGAGGACAGTTTCGCCGCGACGGTCGCCAGTTCCTCGAACCGATCGGTGCGGATGCCGGCGCGCGAGAAGGTTTGCGCGAGTTCCAGTGCGCTTTCAATCGAACCGGAAATCTCTTGCATCCCGCGGGCCGCTTGCGCAATCCGTTCCACCGAATAGCTTGCACTGTCCCCGAACGCGGTCAGCAACTTGTCGGCCCCGGTCAGGGCATTGCGGGCGTCTGCGGACTCTTTACCCACCTTGAAGATCGCCGCGCCCACGACTGCAAGCGCCGCACCAACGAGGCCGGCGCGGGCCGGGGCGCGTTCAAGGATCTGGAAGAAGCCCATCATACCGCGGGCGGCGGCCGGGAAAATCTGCGTGATCTGGCCGATTTGCTGCGCGAAGATTTGCAGGATGGGTTGACCCATCGCAATCCCGGAAACCACGTCGTTGACCTGGTAGCCAAGGTTCGTCAGTTGGTACGGCTTCAAACCGAAGGCCATGACCTCCTGATCTTCACCGATGACGTCGGATCCCCAGTTCTGTCCGGACTTGCGACCTTTACCCGGCACCGACCCCTTACCGGCCCCTGCACCGCTCTGGTTCCGCATCGCACCGGCCGCGGCATTGGTCGCGTCACCGAGTCCCTTCTGCGTCGCTTTAAGACCCTGTGCCTTGGCGTCGAGGACAGCCAGGGCCGCGGTGAGCTTCCGCGCCTCAGCGGACTCCGCGCCGAACTTGGCAATGATTTCGTCCTGCGATGCCCGAAGTTCGGTCGCCATGCGCGCGGCACGTTCGCGGGAGTTCTCGGTAGCCCGAGACGCCGCGGCCAGTTTCTTTTCCGCCTCAGAGAGTGCGCCGAGTCCGCTGGTCGCCTTCTTCGAGGCGTCGGCCGTCTTTTGCAGATCGGTGGCGCGCTTGCTGAATTCGGCAAAGGATCCTTGTGTGGCCCCTTTCATCCGCGTCATCTGCGCTTCAAGACCAGCAATGTCGCGCTTCAGGGACTTTGCTTCGTCCGCAAACTTCCTGCCAAGGGCTGCATTTGTCGATCCGAACGACGGCCCGATACGATTTGCTTGCGACTGGTTGGAGAGATAACGTTTGGCGCCCGCGGCGGCGGCGTCTTGTGCGGCCCGAAGTTCGTCCACGCGGGCACGCAGTCGTTCCAGTGGCGACACGGCGGCGGTTGCCTTTTTCTGCACTTCGTCCATGTTCTTCGACCATGAGCCGAAGGAGACGCCGCGCACTTTTTGCAACACAGCCAGTTGCTCGTTCAGAGCATCTTTCGTTTTGTAAATCTTGTCCCGCAGATTAACCATGTCGACAGCCATCTGGCGGCTGTAGTTGGACTTGGACGCGGCTTCGAGTTCCGAGTATTGCTTTTTCAGAGCTTCAATCGACTGGATCTGCCCCTTGACGGCCTGACGCTGTGCGACGGCCGCCCCGAGCATTTCCTTACGGCTTGCTTTTTCAATGAAGCGATCGAGGGCTTTTTCGCCGCTGATCAAGACCTTCGAGAACTCATCCCGTGCCCGAATTCGTAGGTCAGCGTATTTTTCGGCCATCACCGATCCTCGATCATCTTGTTTATGACGGTGCTGAATTCACGGACCTGTTTATTGGCCCCCTGAATCGCCGCCTTGGTGTCCGCAATTGGAAAGGTGTGGATCGCCATTTGAACGAGAACCGCCAAGTTCGCCATGTCGGCGTTCTTGCGTTCGGCCACCAATGCGGCCTCGTCCATCATCCGCCCGATTGTGTATTTGGAGACCCCGGAATGACCGTTCGCCGTCAACAGGCTGGCAGTCTTTCGGAGTCCCCAAATCCATTCGCTCAGGCTTTCTGCTGTTGCTTGGCGTTCTTGGCTGCCATCGCGACGGCCGCCTTGAACACGTTGCTGACGATCCCCATCACCTTTCCCGTGCCATTCTCCGAATGGAACGTCATGGTGGCGGCCGCTTCGACAATCTCGATCCGAAGGCCGACCGGCATCCGGGTCACAACGTCCATTTCGGCATCGTCTTTGCAGCGAAGCCCGAAGAAGCAGACCATGTTGATCAGTGCCGGTGCTTCCGTCAGAAGGTCCGTGATCACCGCGGCAACCCGTTCTTCCGTCAGACCCTTTTCACGGGCTTCCGTGTAGATCGGGCCGATATACTCGCCGTAGTCGCGAGCCAGGAAGATGGCTTGTTCAAGGGAAAGGCCGTAGACGGCCAGGGTTTCAACACCCGTGGCCGTCTTTGCCTGCACTCCCATGAATGGTTCTTGGTAGTCCAGAAGTCCCATTTCGTCCTCCTTAAATGGGATTAGCCGAGGACCGGCCGACCGTCGCCATACAGCGCGGCGTAGCCCGTCTTCTTCAGCACTTCGATGTTGAAGGGCAGCGATGCCCATTCTTCGGTGATCAGCGCGAATTCACCGTTGGGCGACAGTTTCACCCAGGGCATGTAGTAGTCGATGTTCGCGCCCACGGGGTTGTCAGCGATGAACTTCAGTTCACCCTCGATCTCGTCTTCCGACGACACCATGACGGTGCGCGACGAAGCGGCCGTGGTGTAGGTGATCACCAGGTTCGTGCCGGCGACGATCGTTCCACCGGCAACAACTTCGATCATCCCCAGTTCGGGGTAGACGATATAGTCAGTGGTCGCGGCGAACGTCGCCGGAACGCCGGCGTCATCCTTCACGGTGACGGCGCTGATCTGACGGTCGCCGGTCGGGTTGGCGCTGCTTGCACCAATCTGGTAGCGACGACCGGGGGTGACGGCGGCAATGTTGTAGTTCACGCCGACCGAACCAGCGTCGGTTTTCGTGCTGACGTCGGCGCCGATGAAGCGGGCGACGTTCGCAACGCGAATGTCATCACAAGTGATCGTGCCGGTCACGTCCTTGGACAGCATGACGCTCTGGTCTTTCTGACGGATACCGCCAGTCGAACCGAAGTGGTCCAGCTTTTCCATTTCCGCATTCAGAGCGAAGGACGGGCAGTTGCCGAGCCATTCGAAGCCGGTGGGGTTCTGGGTGCCCGGCGAATAGGGCGAGAACCAGACTTCGCCTTTGCCGAGTTGGAGGTTCTGAGAGGATAGAGCCATGTTAACTTTCACTCCTTGCGGGTTTGTCCCTTATAACGTGAAATTCAAATCACGCAAAGGGATTTTCGAGGTCTTCGACCACGGTTAAGGTGACGGGCAGGTAGAAGAAGGCAGCATCAGAAATCTGCCCGTCTGCGGGTCGGACAACAGGTTGCCCGATTTCGAGTGCGGTGACACAGGGCATACGATTGCCCAGGCCAAGCAGGTTGGAACGGTCCTTCTTTGCGCGGACCAGTGCCACGATGACTTCCGCGCACAATTCGTAAGCCGGATCGGTCGGATGATCGAGGTCGTCCTTGACGAACCCCTGAATCAAAATCTTCCACTTCCCCGCGGCGGCGGTGTGACCGGAGGACGCTTGCAAGGTGTCCTGTGACCGGAAGTCCTCAAGGATGGACACAAAGGGTAGAATCTCGTTTCCGGAAAAGATATCCCGGCCGCGGAATACCCGCTCCGCAGTTCGGCCGGCCTCGTCGACGTAATCGGACAGGTCGTTTATAAAGCCTGCCGCCGGTGTGACGGTCTTGATCTGCGCCGATATGGCTTTCATAACTCGCAGGCGGAATGAATCAGCCATCGCGTTCCTCCAATTCTATCAGGCGGAAAAACTCCGCTTCCAGGGCGTCGAGGGTATCCAAGGACAGGTCTTCGTAGATCCCGCTTTGCCGTGCGCTGATAAGCGCCTGGTCGACCGATGGTCCGTAGAGCAACCAGAGCCGATCGGTGATCGGCTTCGGGCGGTAGGCGCCAACCGGAGGACCGCCGCTAGTCCGCACCGCAAGACCCTCGTTCCCGTTCTTCAGGCGCATGATGAAGGCGCGGCGAATGTATTTCGTCGAACCGGGCTGCACTGTGACGTCAACCTTGCCGTCTTTATGCCGCTTACCCGGAGCGAGCGCCTTGGCCCGGCTGAACCGGGCCAGTGAAGTCGGGCGACCTTGACCACGAACCACGGCTTCCAGATTGGCGCGACTGGCTTTCGTTTGCACCCAGAGGCGTTTCGAAGCCGGGCCAAGGTAGCGGGCCGGAAAGGCAATCTGTGTCCGGATCGCCTTGTCAGCCCGCGTCCTGGCTCTGTCTGCAATCTTGTTGATCGCCCGTTGCGCAGCGAGTGCGACCTTCTCCGGGGAGAGGTTGCCGATGTAACCCCCTGCCGAGAAACCCTCTATGACGACGGCGAATTCCACGACCTCAACTGCCCACTAGAGCGTAAGCCGGCGCGGCGAAGTCGATTTGCCCGACGATTGCCGCCAGTTCTTGTCCGGAAAGCAAGATGACTTCTGCCGCGGCGAAGCCGTCGCGATAGGGTGCGGTCGTGCCGATACGGTAAATCTCGCTCTGCGACACGATGACGTAGGATTTGGGAAGCGGGTTCGGAACGTCCGCTTCCGCGAAGATGATCCGGGGGTCGATTTCAAGGAATCCACTGGTCTGCGGCCAGGTGAATTCGTTCTGCGTAGGGGACACCTTGGAATGGACCCTGATCGTGCAGGGAACAGGCGTCCCGGCGGCGTGCGTAAGGTACACCGCCGGGACGCCAAACGTCGCGTGGACGGACGCCTTGGCACGAGCCTTCGTGTCGCGCCAGCTGCTCATCAGAGACCTTCAACCTCGTCCGGATCTTCGGTCGCAGCCGCAGGTTCGTCAGCCGCCTTCTTGGCCGCCGCTGCCTTCTTGGTCGAAGTCTTCTCAGGAACAACATCGCCTTCAACCTTCGGCCGCAATTGTTCCCAGATGGCAAGCTCACCTTCGGTCGGGGCGCGAACGGCGCCAAGCGCGACCAGTCGGTCGAATTCTTCGTCGTCAAAGGACTGGACGGAGTTGATCGGCAGTTGCGTGCGGTCTTTGCCGACCGTGATCGAATGGATCGTGAATGCGAGTTTCATGTTGACTCTCAAGTTAAAAGTGCGAGTGGGCCGGGAATTCGGCCCACTCTTGTCAGGCTTACGCCAGGACGTTCGCCAGCAGCGAGGCGTTCGGGTTCAGCGGTGCCATCAGCGGCGCGCCCTTGTGGGTGATGTATTCCACTTCCACGTCACCCTGCGTAACCCAGTTCTTCGGGAAAATACGCATCGGCGCCCAACCAGCGGCACGGTCGATGATGCGACCGAACGCCTGGAAGCCATTGAACGCAGCCGGTGCGCCGGTGAACAGGATCTGCTTGGAACCAATGTAGCGCGTCGTAGCGCCGGTGACTTGATCGACATAGGTGGTGTTGTCCACCCAAAGTTCGATCTTGGCACCCGACGCGCCGCCGATCTGCATTTCACCGACCTTGTAACGCTGTTCCCCGGAAACCAGGCCGCGTTCGTAGGTGATGTTTCCACCAGCGTAGTTCTTGTCCAGGTGTTCCTTGAACTCAGCGTCCTTGCGCATCACTGCCCAGACCGCGCCGCCCATGGTCGCCTTGACCGGAACCGCACCGAACGCGGCTTGGGTCATCGTGTCAAGCACCGACTGGAAGAAGTCGACGATCGAGACGCCCGCGTCACCGAAGCGCGCACCGGCGCCAAGGGTGATCGTGTGGCCGGCGTCACGCTGGAAGTCGATCAGGGTGGCCGGATAGTCCTTGCCCTTCAGCGTGATCTTGCCGTCACGAACCGCGAGTGCGGCCATGTAGTTCAGGGTGCGATCATACGCCCGCAGGTGTTCGGCGGTCATCGCGGCACGGATCAGGAACAGACGTTGTTCCGGCGACAGGTTCACCGGCATCTGGGTCATGTTCGCGTCGATACCCACGCGCCGGGTCAGCGGCATCAGGGGATCAATCCGGTCTTCCAGTTTCACATAGGCCGGTTTGAAGCGGTATCCGGTCGACGTGTCATCATAGACCGAACCGCCGCGGGCCAGCGGAAGGACAAAGGGTGCGAGTTTCCGACCCTGGATCGGCATCTTTTCGAAGTCGATGTATTCGTCTTCCGAAAGGATCTCGTTCTGGAAATATTCGGTCCAGACCAGGGGTTCCGGTTCAACGTCGCGCCAGACTCCAAGGAACTGGTTCGTGTCCCAGAGTTCGTAGTTCTGCGAATTGGCTGCCATCTGCGGCTCCTATTACGCGCCGCGCTTGGCGACGATGATGGTGGTGGGGGTGGGGGCGCCGTGGAAAGCCTTGGCCTTCTCAGCGTCGGTGTTGAAGGAAGCGCCCCAAACGAGTGCGTCCATGTTGAAGCAACCCGAATACCAGACGGGTGCGTTGACGTCGCCGTCAGCCGCGCCGCCGGTGACTGCATGGGCCAGGACGCCGATCGCTTGAACCGGAGTCACTTCGGCAGCCTGAACCGCTTTCACAAGGAAGCCGGTCGCGTCGAGGCCGACGACCGAGAACTGTTCCAGCACCACGCCCGCTTTCACGGGATAGGAGTACGCCGGGGCCAGTTCGGGATGGTTCCCGGCCAGAAGGAAATTCTGGGTGTAGGTGTCCAGTTTTTCGAAGCTGGCAATGCCGGGGTCAGCATAGGGGGGAGTGAACGTTGCCATATGACAGGCTCCTTATTTCGACCGCTTCTTGAAGCCGGGAATGCCCATGTTCAGAAGCAGATTGCGGTTGTCCTCAGCCACGGTTTTCGCGGTAGCTTCGGATTCGTTCAGCTGGTCGTGCTGCGAGCCACCCATGGCAGCTTCCAGCATCCCCTTCGGGGCACCGGCGCCGGGTGCAGGTTCAGCACTGGCGACGACGGGCTTGGCTTCTTCCGGCATCTTCGCCAGTTTCTCGGTCGCGGTCTGGGCGCTGACGCCAAGTTCGACCATGACCATTGCCGCGGCGGGCCGGGTCTGCGCTTCGGCCGATCCGAGAATACCCGTGATACGGGTACGTTCCGTTTCAGCACCTTTGATCTCGCCGGCCGAGAAGGCCGTTGCCTTGGCGGCGTCGAGATCGGATTCAGTGAACTGGGCCATTTTTTCGGCCATGTCGTAATCCTCTCCTTTGAGTGTGGCCGCAAAGGCCGTTATCTCGTCGTCAGCAGACTTGCCGATCTTGTCAGCAAGCCCAACGGCGAGGGCTTCTCGGGCAGTGAAAGTCTGGGCTTCCGTCGCGCGGACTGCCTTTTCATCCATTCCCCTGTTGCGGGCCACAAGGCCCACGAACTCCGTGTAACTCTCGTCAATGCGAGATTGGATCTTCTCGCGCACATCATCCGGCAGCGGCTCATACGGGTTGCCGTCAACCTTGTGTTTACCGGCGAAGATATACGTCACCTTCATGCCGGCCATGTTCATCCTCTCTGACACGTCAATGTGCGTCCTCAGAACGCCGATCGACCCGACACCGCCAGAACGCGAGACGGTGATATCGTCTGCCGCCGCCGCGATGTTGTAGGCAGCCGAATAGGCCAAATCCGACGCGAACGACTTGATCGGTTTCTGTCCGCGGGACTCGTAGATGAAATCCACCAGGTCAGAGACGCCGGAAACCATACCGCCACTGGAGTCGATATCGAACGCGATCCCCTTGACGTCCGGATCCGCAAGGCCGCGGGAAAGCGCCTGAGCGATGTATTCGTAGCCAGTGGCCCACGATCCATCCTGCCAGGGGAACTTGTTCAGCAGCAGGCCGCGCACCGGGATCCGCAGAACACCATTCTTCACCGAGTAGGGGCGATAGTTCGACCGCCAGTCCTCCGGGGAAAACCAGAAGTCATTGGCGGACATAACTGGCGCGGACGTGTCGGCCTCGACCCGCTCAAGGAAGCGCGACGCCTGTGCCGCGCAGACCTCAAGCCAGGCGGCCGAGTCAGGCGCCATGAGCGCAATCTGATTGTCGAAACGGGCGAGGATTGAGTTCAAGATTCACGCTCCTGGGGTGTGCCGGATAGGGCGTTGTCCTGGTCTTGGGTGTCGGCCTCGTAGACCGATGGAATTTCCAGGTTCCGGTCGTTTTCGAGTTCGCGCTTGATCTGCTTCGCCACGCGCCGCCAGTCGCCGCCAGTACGGCGAGCGATCACCGACTCCTTGGTGTCGAGACCGGCAGCAAGGGCCAGTTTGTCCGCTTGCGTCTCTTTGAGCGGGTCGATCATGCCGCGCCCGGCGCCGATCCAGTCCGCTTGCGAATATGCCTCTGCATTCAACCCGTCGTAGAAGTTCGGGACTTTCCGACGCTTCAGGGTTTCGAGGTCATTGCGGTTGATCGCTTCTTCCAACCAGAGGCGATAGATGAAGTTTGCGGTACGATCAGCGACCATGCGCTTTTGCGACTGCATCGCCTTCCACGCTTCACCGATCGAAGCCCGCGCCGACGAATAGTTCGTCTTACTGTAGTCCCGCGAAAACTGTTCGTAAGACAGGTTCAGCGCGGAAGCGATGTAGCGCAGCAGGTTCGCCATGAAGGCGTCATCGTCCGGACCCTGCGCGCCGGGGTTCTGAAGGTTCAGCTTCGTTCCCGGCGGAAGGATCGGGATAGCCGCCCCGTCCATGTGCAGGTTCTTTGCGCCGCCGGAATATTCCTGAACGGCTTCGAGGTAGTCCATCATCCATTGCGTCGTCGGGTTGCCATCCGCGGCATTCCCGGCGCCAAGCGCCTGAACTACGTCGTCAGGAAGCTCCGCTTCGAACGCGGCCGAATAGGTAGCCGCGATGACCGCCTTTTGTAGCTGGGTCTTCCGGAAGTTCTTGGTATAGCGCATCTCGGTCAGCGCCGCGGTGAGCATCGAAATGCCGCGCGATTGCTCCGGACGCATCTGTTCGAAAATGTGCAGAACGTTGTCGCGACCCCATGGACGGTTCGCGGGGATCCGAGTCCACTTCTGCCGTTCCAGGTTGCTGTAGTCGTGGAACGGTCCTTCGGACGGATGCGAATTGCGGAACCAGTAGGCGATAGGACGACCCTTGGTGTCGACTTCAACGCCATTCCGCATGTACGGATAGTTGCCAATCCGGTAATCTGCCGGATTGCTGAGACGATCGGCGTCAACCATCTGGAACGCCGTGCGATACGGGCGACCCGTGCCACTCATCCAGTCAGCAACGCCTGTGACTTCGCCACCGGCCACATAGACGCCAACAGCAAGACGAACGATATCCGTCAGGGTGCCGATACCACGGGAGTCGGGCCAGTGCTTCGGGCTTTCCGCCCAAAGACCGAATTTCGTCTCGACTTCCTCCTGGAATTCTTCTTCCCAGGTGTCGTCGTCGGACCCGAACAGAACCTTCGTTGCCGGCCGCGCGTTGAGCATGAAGCGGGCGCCGACAATACTGTCTTTCCAGATCGTCGCACCGGACGCCACCAGGGCGTCATTGCGGATCATGTCGCGGGCGCGGGCGTCGATTACCGGCTTTTCCGGCAGCATGTCGGCATCGGCGCTACGCAGCGCCGGCCGCCACATGGCGAGATCACCTAGCGTCTTGGAACCGTCGTGCGCAACGCCGGTCCCGGTCGCAGCAGAAAGCTGAACCGGGACCGACTCTGCTGCGCCGCCCGCGGGGAGGACGTCCGATTGGCCGCCCAGCAGTTCCATGAGTTCGCGATCCATCGCCGTCATCCGAACACCGGGCGCAGCGGGCCAACCGGGCGGGTTGACCCTGCCAATTGGGCTTCGAGTTCCTTGATGTAGGTCCGCAGGCGGCTTGCGTTGGCTTGCGTGTAACGGACACTGGATCCGTCGCTATCCCGCACTTCCACGGCCTGTTCCCCCGTCATTAGACGGTGGTAGGCATCACGGGCGGCTGCCAGTTTTTCAGCGGTAGTCAGCGCCAATTTGGATGCCCTCTCCAAGTTTCATGCTGAGTATTACAGGAACCAAATCAGCATTGCAACTAAAACGTGATGATAACTGAAAACGTGCCAATCAGGCAAGTTTGCGACCAAGCTCCGCGAAAGACTTCCGTTTGACCTTGGAAACCGTCGCATCTTCCGTGACGGGATCGAACACGAATTCGTTCTCATCCCATGGTGCAGCCCAGATCGGAGGCTCAGAGAAGTTCAGCCGATCGAGGCCAAAATTGATGAACGGCACCAGTTTTTCCACGGGACGGTTCGCGATACCAATGGCGTAGTAGGTAAGGTCGAACGCCTCGTTGCGGCGCTTCGCCGGGTTTTCCCATCCCTTTTCCGTGCGGATCTCCGTCGTCATCTGCTTGTAGAACCATTCCGGAGACGTGTCGGGATAGCGGATCATCCCGCCGCGGATATCGTCCGCACCTTCTTCGTTCACACGGCGCGCAAGCATCTGCGATACGCGGTCCTTCAGGCGGTTCGAATTGAGCATGAGAACAGGAACGTCGCCGCGGGCAATCGCGTGCTTGTCCTTCTGGCTGGAATCCGGCGAGGTGGTGCGCGCCGGCGGGGCGACTTTGCTGGGTTCGCCCTTGAGAGGGATGAACCGTTGATGAAGCCCGGTCCCCAAGCGACGGAGACGGCGCCAGTTGTTGTAGGCGTTCGCCGCCGCACCTTCACCGCCGCCGGTGTCGTAGCCCACGGCGCGCACCCGCATCCGGCGACCACTGCCGTCCGAAAGCGGATAGGAACGCGAGATCAGTTCGTCGAGGGTTTCCCAGTCCTCTGCATAAGCAAACGGGTCGATCGGCAGCTTGTCCCCGTTCCCGTCGCGGCGGTTGGACAGGCGTATCTTGAAACCATCAATAATCGCGAGGTCGCCGTTCGCCATGAAGCCGTTGATCTGGACCACGAAACACGTCTTCTGCACGTCGACCGTGGCGATGATGGAACGCACATCGAACGGTACGGACGGCTCATCGTCGATCGTCGCCCATTCCTCACCCTTCTCTTTGAGTTGTTCGGGAACACGCTCCGACAAGCGGTGCGCCGGAATGTAGAACAATCCCTGGTCAGTCGTAACCGTCGTTCGCAACGGGCCATCGTCGCCGGTTTCAGCCAGTGCCTTTTGTGCGCGCAAATACTTCGCGACCAGTTCCCCCATCGGCTGATACGCGGCCGCCGGCCCCTTCAACCAGAATGAGGCGATATCGGATCGCACAACCTCTGCCCCTGGGATCACTTCCATGCGGTCGTCATGCGTGAGGCGGGCACCATCCGGAACCCACCGGCCACCCAGGTTCAACTTCATCTTCTCGCCGGGGCGGATGACACAACCGTTGTGCGGGCAGACCAGGACGGTAGCCTCTTTCGCCAGCATAGGATCAGTGTGCCCACCCCAGTCCAGCAGCTTGAAATCCGGTTCGAACCATTCAGCGCAGTGCGGGCACTTCCAGTAGAAGCGTTGCCGGTTGCCCCGGTTGTAGAGTTCGAAGATACCGCGGATCGGCGGGGCTTCGTGCGGGGTCGAGGGCGTCCACTTCGGATCCATGATCTCCTTGTGGGGATTGGGTGACGCCTCTGCGACGGTCATCCCGAAGCGACCCTTGGTCTGCGTCCGCTTCTGCGCCATGTCGAAAGGCGTGCCTTCACCGTCTACCAGGTCGTCCATCCGCTCGTAGTCGATCAACCAGACCTTCCCGACCGTGATGTTCGATAGGTTGTTCGCGGTCGGGTAGGTAATCAGCAGCCGCATCCCGCTTGTGAACGTCTTGTCAAAGGTATTGTCATCCTCGCGCCGCGTCATCTGCCGCGAGCGGACTTCCGGTGATGCTTGCAGGAAACGTTCCAGGTCGCCGTTCGACCACTTCCGCGCGTTCTCCCGGTCCATCTGAACGAACATCATGTCTTCGGGATCGGTAATGACCGTGTGCGTGATCCAACCAAGGCCGGCGACAGACTTACCCGTACGCGCGGGGCCAACGAACACCATCCCCTGATAGTTCAGGTTCGTCAGAACGTTCATCGGTTCGATCAGATATGGAGTTTTCAGCGGGGACCACGGAGTCGAGTTGCCCGTTCCGGAACCCATCCGCATGTATTTGGATGCAGCCTCAGCCACTTCCATTCGGACAGGTGGCACCATTTCCGCGAATGCTGCGGATGCAATATGCTCAAGCGTCGGGTAACGGGCAGCTGCGACCAGTTCTTGAATCGTTGCCGGCCGCATGTGCTTCTTGGGTTTCGGGGACTTCATCCGAGTAACCTCATCATTTCCGGATCCCACCGATCCCATAGGTTTCGCACTGGCACACCCTTCTTGTTCGCGTAGGTGATGCAGTTGTGCGTTCCGCCGAAAGACCCATCCCAGAGCGCAATCACTTCATCTGCCCGGTCGACCATCCATTCGTTGCGCTTTTGTAGGGCGCGGTTCACTGGCACGAATTCGTCACAGACCGTAACTCGATCGTAGGCGCATTCCATCAGGCGGTAATAGCGATCCTGTGCTTCCTGCGGCCAGCGTCGCGCCTGACCGGAGAACGGGATTGCGGCGACGAATGGAATGCCGATCAGGACACAGGCGCCAGCTACGGCCTGATCCCATCCGAGTGCCATTCCGGTAATCACCTGATCTGGTGCAATCTGTAGCAGTTGTTCGGCCGCGAAAGCACCAAGCGCCCGGCGCACGGTGATATCGTAGCCACCGACCTTATCTGGACGGTGCCCGGTGACGCTGACGGTCTTCATTCAATCTCGCCGTCAACTGGCATCCCGCCACTGCTTTCAAGCTCGTCCTCGATCGTCCGAGACATGGACGCCGGAGTCTGGTCCTTCGATGGCATGTCAACCAGTCGCTCACGAATGCTCACCAGGAGTTCGTTCGTCGCGTCGACTATGGACGTGTACTGTTCGTTGGAAAGATCGTCCTTGCCGGGCATGTTCTCCACCCACATGCGGACTTCTTCCTTGATCATCATTGCGACGCGCCCGAAGACCTGCATCACTTCGTCGGTATGCCAGAGGTCGTTCGATGCCCGCATGACGCGGTTCCGCTGGTGCGCGGAGTCCCAGAACATCTTGTTGACGTAGGGCGGCAGGCTGCCAGCGTTCTTCGAGGCGAACCATTCTTCAATGTTGCCCCGCGGCTGCACAAGGTAGGACATGGCTTCGAGGAAGTCATACATGGGGGTATCAACCCCCTTGTGCTTCACCCACTCCTTGACGGTGCAGCGGGCAAGCCGTGACCTGATCTGATAGGGTTGCTTCCCGATCACTTGCGCCAGGAAAGTGACCCCAACCGGCCGCCGAAACATGCCAGTGTGAACGGCTTCGACGGGCTTTTCCTCGCTACCGCCTAGCAGAGCGTCCAGGTCATCACTCATGCCGGATTCTCCACCCAGTTGTTCACAGCCGACTCGGGCCAGGCTGCGACCCGGTGCGAAATGCGGATCTGCGGCGGAAAGCGTTTGTCTTGCACGCGGCGGTAGATTTCGGATTTGGAAAGGCCGGTCCTTCGAATGACCTCACCAATCCGCAGTAGACGTTTCTCTTGCATCGTGTCCTCCGACGAATGACTCGGACAATATCACTTTTAACGTGACACGCAAGCAAAAGGGTGCTACTCAATCCTCATCACCGCACTCGGTAGACCTTCTCGCCGGCGTCACACCCCGCAGGCTCATTTGCACATGACGACCCTGACTCCTGGTCGTTGAGAAGGTCTACCGAGTGCGGCGTATGGTGAGATAGCATTTTCACCATGAAACACGATGCTAGGTGGCGTCGCCTCGACTCGGATGATCGCGTGTTATGTCCCTTCTCGCGCGATCATCCGAGCAATTCCCCCATCATCCGCTGTTCTTCCAGAAACGTCGACCAGTGCGCCATCATCTGCACACGCTCAGGCCAGTATTCGGCCGAGTTGTAGGCTGCCCGAACCTGATCTTCGTCGGCGTGCGCCAGTTGCCTCTCGATCGCATCAGATCGCCAGCGTCCCGTTTCGTGCAGCCAGGTTGAAGCGAGTCCCCTCATCCCGTGAACGGTCGCCCGGCGATGGTATCCCATCCGGTAGATCGCATAGAGCATCGTGTTTTCCGACATGGGGCCGCGGATGCCAGGAAAGACCCAATCGCTCTTGTGTTGTAATTTTGCAACAGTGTCGAGAATGCCTCGCGCCCGCGGTGTCAGGGGGACAAGGTGTTCCCGGCCCATCTTCATCCGGTCAGATGGTATCCGCCAAATGTCACCGTCAATCTCGCCCCACTTTGCAAAGCGCGCTTCTGCGGTCCTGACCATCGTGTGCATGACGAATTCCAGTGCCAAAGCCGTCATCCGCTCCCCTTCGTAGGTAGCCAGTTTGGCGAAGAAGTCTGGCAATTCTTCCGGCCGCAGTCGCGCCATGTGAACGGCTTTCCGTCGCTTCTTCATGGCACCGCGGATCGACTGCGCAGGATCCCGGTCACACTCATCTGCGGCGATCGCGAACTGAAACACGGAACTGGTGATCTGCCGCATTCTCCGGACAGTCTCACCGAGTCCTTTTTCCTCAGCCTCGCGGATTGCGGCAAGGACGTCCTTCGGTGCGATATCCGACAACTGCCTGTCCCCAAGTGTCGGGTAAAGGTGTCGATCGAGGATGGTCCGCGCCCGGTTGCGATGCTTCACTACCCAGTCCCCGGAGTTGGCATCGAACCACTGCTGGGCCATGTCGCGGAACGTCGGCGCGTCTCCGGTCGGGCGCTTGGCCGGGTCAAGGTCGTTCGCCAATGCGGTCTTTGCTAAGGTGCGGCGGTCGCGGGCTTCGGCCAGGGAAACGGCAGGGTAGGCACCAAATGCTAAGGTCTTCCTCTTACCGTCGAAGCGGTAATCAAAGCGCCAGAGTTTAGATCCTCCGGTAGTGATGAGAAGATACAGGCTTTCCCCGTCTGACAGTTTTACCGGCTTGTCTCCCGGCTTGGCCGATCTGCACTTAGCGTCACTCAACATATGATTCTCCTGACGGTATCGTCTCGGAAGGCCATACCGTCAAAAATACCGTAAGAGGCTGGGACGCACCGGGACTAATCAACATGAACGTGCAATTGGTTCACGTTTCTTGTCCCAGAAAACAAGGGATTTTTCCCATATTTTCACTTTATTTCGATTTTCAGGGGAGTGCCTGGCAGCCCGTAGGGGAGTC